ATCACAGGTAATTTAACCGTAAACGGCGACCAAACCGTAATTAACACTACTGCAATTGTGGCTGAAGATAAATCAATGATTCTTGGAATTGCTGGTGGTATGGAAGATGCTACATATGCTAGAAGTAGTGCTGTAGTGACTATAACTTCTGCATCACATGGAATGGCTAACGGTGAATCTGTATATGTTTCAAACATGGGCAACAGTATTACAGATGGTGTATATACTGTAAGTGGTGTGGCTACTAACACATTTGTGCTAGATGGTCATGGTACTAGTGGTACTGTGGGCGCTGGCGCTACTATGCAGCATTCTTCTGCTAATGTTACAGAAGCAACTGCTGATGGTTCAGGAATATTCGCACCGGGAACTTCTCTACACAGCATACAATATGATTCTAGCAACGGTTGGACCGTTGGCGATGATTTAGATATAACATCGGGTCATCATTTGAGTTTTGCTGGTACGACTACTCTAACCGCAACAACATTAGGAAGCAATGTAGTAAGTTCAAGTTTAACTAGCGTAGGTACTCTAGGTTCTTTATTAGTAGGCGACTTGAGCATCAGCGGTGCTACAATCGGTCATACAGACGACACAGATTTGATAACCCTTGCAAGCACAGCAGTTACTCTTGCTAACAATGTTGATTTTAATGTCGCTAAGGCTGGTGGTCTACAAATAGCAGGTACTGCTGTGACATCAGACGCGACTGAGTTAAATCTAGTAGATGGATGTAGCGCTGGTGCAATAGTAAATAGTAAGGCTGCTATTACAAGTAGCGCAGGTCAAGTTAATGGTACTACTCTAGGTGTCAATAGCGTATCAGTTTTGGCAGTCAATTCTGATGACAGCGCTGGTTCTTCTAGTGGTGCGGCAATAACTGTTTTCAGTATGGATAAAACGCTATATCGCGCTGCTAAGGTGGTCCTTTCAGTTGAGTTGCTAACAACAGGTGCTGCTAGTGCTTCAAAATACGAAATGATGGAAATATTAGTACATTTTGACGGTAGTGCAGCCCATCACACAACATACGCACACATGAGTACCAATGCAACAGACTTAGCAGCAATTACTACTGCTGTGAGTGGCGACAATGTATTGATAAAATATGACCCGGTGGGTACAAGTACAGAAAATTTCAAATTCCGAGCAGCAGCAACGCAACTCGTATTATGATGGATAGTGAAATCATGGTGATTAATTTTGACAGAAAGAGATTTTAAAGTAAAGAAAGGATTAACAGTAACAGATGACATAAATGTGTCCGGTGACATAAATGTGTCATCGCTGTACGGTCGCCTTAATTTCAAAAAGAATGCGGCAGGGAATGTAAATAACGATGCTATTTATTTCATCAACGGTTCAGACCAATATGCAGGGGCAGTAAAATACTTCCACGGTGATAACACACTAAGATTTGACGCTAACCAAGCAACTCAATTACATATTTCTGATGGTGCAATTTATCCACCTGTTGATAGTGATGTTGATTTGGGTACTACAAGTCTAAGATTCAAAGATACATTTGTGGATTCAATAACTGTGACGGGCGCTGTGGGAAGAGACGCTCATAACCAAATTAAGTTTAGTACAGACGACCAAATTATATTCAGGGTCGGTAATGCCGATGGTGTCATATTCAAAGCATCAGGAGAAATTGAAGCAACAAAGTTTGATGGTAATTTAGAGGGTAACGCTGACACGGCTACTAGTGCAGGTACAGTTGGTGTAACCCCAAATGACGCTGCTGGCTCATTTGTAAATGAAAATAATCTAATCATGTTCTTACCTGACGGCGATACATCATCAGGTACGGGTAATTATAGACCCGAATCTTCTACTGATTTCCATTACAATCCTTCTACTAAGATATTAACTGTTCCAAAAGTATCAAGTGCGTTTACGGGTAATGTAACAGGTACCGCAACTAACGCTACCGCCATTACACTTGGTGGACATTTGATTAATGATGTTGACATAGGAACTGAGTTAGTAGATACTGACGACCATATAATGTCATCCGGTGCGATAAAGGCTTATGTTGACGCGAATGGTGGTGGTGCTTCTGCACTCAATGATTTATCAGATGTAATTGCTTCCGGTAGTGGTAATCTTTGGATTTCTCCGGGCGATACCCCTTCACATGGGACTTTATCTAGTGCAATACAAAATATATCCATTGGAAAATTAGCGGGTGATGCGATTACAGAAGGTGATAGAAATATAGCAATAGGCACAGCCGCAGGTAGTGGTATAACAACAGGTGAAGGAAATATTACTATTGGGGATTTCGCACAATATACACAAACTACGGGTTCAGCCAATGTTGTTGTTGGTAGGCAAGCCTTGTTTGGTAACGGTGTAAAAAGTAATAACACAGGATTTGGACATAACGCTCTTTATGCCGCTACAACGGGAAGTAATAACGTAGCATTAGGTTTTGAAGCAGGGAATAATATCACTAGTGGTTCTCACAACGTAGTGATTGGAAATGCAGACGTAGCAAGTGCGACAGGAGATAGCCAACTATCAATAAGTTCCGGTGATGGTGGCGTTACTTGGATTACAGGTGATTCATCAGGCGTAGTAAATATTCCGGGTTCTTTGACTGTTGCAGGTTCAGCAGTTGGCGGTGCTACTACTCTCAATGGTTTAACAGATGTAATTAGTAACATTACTAACTTTACAGATAGTATTCTAATTTCTCCTGATGGTGCAGCCCCTCCACATGGAACTCTCAATGGGGCAACGGATAATGTAGGTATTGGAAAAGATGTATTCAAAGTTCTCACTAGCGGTTCTAGAAACGTAGGTATTGGAGATGGTGCTTTAGATTCTTTAACATCGGGTAATGATAACGTATGTATAGGACAAGGTGCAGGTCAGGCTAATACAAATAATAATTATAACGTGTGTCTTGGAAGAAGTGCAGGGTTGATGAACAATGACGGGGCTAATGTAGCAGTAGGTTGGCAAGCGATGGCTTTGTCAACTGCGGGGGCAGTAAATGTAGCAATAGGTGTGAACTCATTATTTACAACAACAGGAAATTATAATGTAGGAATAGGTGATGGTGCGGGTGATAATATCACTTCGGGTTCAAACAATGTAGTAATTGGAAATGCAGATGTGCCAACTGCAACAGGTTCAAGTCAATTAGTGATTGCATCGGGTAATGGAGATACTAAGTGGATAGAAGGTAATAGTGATGGAATTGTATTAGGTGCATTAACACCACTATTCTATGAAAGAGCCGCATTAGATACAAGTGCGGTTGATTTTAGAGTTCCAACTGTTCAAAGTTCAGTTGCTAATCCTAATGGTTATCCAATGCCGTTTGCAGGTAAGGTTGTAGCGGCATCTTTCCTCTTTGCAGGTTCGGCTATAAGCACTAGTGGAAACACTAATACAATACGAATAAGAAAGAATGGCGGCACTAGTGGTAGCGATATTAAAGACTTTACATTTACAGAAGGTGATTTGAATAATACTAATGGTAATCAATATTCTCTTGTAAAATCGGGTAGTGATGTATTATTTACATTTGCCGCAGGTGATGTTATACAAGTAAAGAGACAAAGTGGTTCAACAGACCTTAACAACTCACAGGCTATGCTATGGGTGAGTTATAACTTCTGAGGTGATTAAATGGAATGGGATGAATTAAGAGGAATAAGACAAGGACTACTAAAGGAAATGGATATTTACCAATTGGTAATTCCGTATAGTAATCTAACAGAAACACAAAAAACTGAATTAGAACAATACCGACAAGATTTATTAACACTACCACAGGACTACACAACACCGGAATTGGCTTATACCAATATACCAACAAAACCAACATGGATGGATTAAAATGGCACTAAAAATTGAATACGAAACAAACTACGGAATAACTTGTGATTATGCCCATTGTGTAATAGTTGATACTAGATGTTACAAAGAAGTAGATGATGAAGGAAATAAAACATTTCCTGTACAATACAATGGTAAAATATACGCATCGGATGATGCCTATGCTGATGGTGCATCCCCTATTGGTGGTTTCAATGGTGATTTTTTAATGAGTGAATCTGCTGCTAAAACTCAATACAACATAATCAAACAATGCTACATTGACTTAAAGACAAAAGATGGTTTTACAGAAGGCGAAGATTGTTAATCTAAACCTAAAGAAAATACTTCATCTAATAACTTACGTTGAGTTTCTAAGTAGTCTCTCCAAATAGGTTTCTTGAACACTTGTTCAAAACCTTCTATTTGTGCATCCCAATATTCTTCATTCATACTAATCCCAATCTTCAAATGATTCTATCATGAATGCTTGCCACATTTTACAAGCACCGTTGTGGTGTTTTCTATCTTTCATTGTAATCCCCCTTTTCATTGTATAAAGTGTAGACCAAAAAACTCATTTGTGTGGCGATAATTATAAAAAATGTATTAACATAAAACATAGCCATTTCTAACTTTATTGGTTGTGAAACTATGCTTTCCAGCATCGCCATTTCTAACATAGTGTAAAAAGTAAAGCGCTAGTATATCTTTTTTTCTATTCTGTGCATCATCAGCATAAGGATATGAGGGGAAAACGGGTCTTGGCAATGATATAATGAATAGAGAAAAACTAACCAATACTACGATGTGTAAGAAGAGTCCTTCCCGTTTTTACTGTAGAAACCCCCATATCCTTTTACTTATTGAATGCTGAATCTTTCCATATGTGTTTACAAAATTTACATTCCCACAAATGCACTCTTTTTCTTATAATTTTATCGTGATATCTAGCGGTTAATCTACGTGGTACATGTCTTTCATTACAGTTTCTACAGGACACATTTAGTTTGTCCATCAACCTTCCCATTACTCCGCCCCTCTTTTCACTACTATGTCATCTATTTTTAATATCGCGGTAGTTACTTCAGTGGCACTTAGTATCGCTTGTCTTACCAATAGAGCAGGTTCAACTATACCTAAAGTCTTCATATCTATGATTTGATTGATGTTTTTCACATCAGGCCCCATGGTGAGTTTACCTTCAGATAATGAGTGTCTCAAAGCAAATACACAGTTCAAAGGTGTGTGTCCGGCTACTTCACCTATGGTAGCAGGTATTATTTCCAATGTATCAGCGAAGGAGTTTATTGCCATTTGTTCCATACCTTCTACTTTTGGTGCTTCTGCTCTTAGGTAAGAAGCAATTGCTGCATAAGTTGAGCCTCCGCCCGATACTACTTTGCCCCCATTCATGACTAGAGACACCACACCTAGTGCGTCATCGAATCCTCTTTCTACTTCGTCTAAAGTAGTATGACTAGCCCCTCTAACTATTAGAGTTGATTGCGATGAATCTACTTCGCCTTCTACAAACAAATAATGAACATCATTATGTTTATTTCTCAGTAGTTTACATGATGCCGCTATTTCTAAATCTTCAGGTGTTTGTGCTATAGAAAGCCCTAGTGCCGATGATAGTCCTCTCATGGTGCTTTCTTGAACTCTTTTCACAACGGCTATATTGTGCTTATGCAAAAAGGCCAAAACAGAATCTGCCATGTTATCTCTACAAAATAATACACCACCATCAGGCAACAAAGAAGCAATCTTTCTTGCATTTTCACTCAATGCTACTGAACTTCTAGATACTATGTTGTCATAGGTTTTCATATCGCTTACTTGCACCTGCGGAGTATGTTGTTCTTTAACAACCTCTAAACCGGTCATAAGTAGCAAAGCGTGAGTATTTTTTGGTGGGTTTACCATTTGAATTGCGAAATCTTTGTTTACTACAACACCTTTGAATAAATGTGAGTCTGTCAAAGAACCTCCGGGGAACGTTAAGACCTTTACATTGTCAGCATCTCCTGCTATCCTTACAGCCTCTACACAAAGTTCAGCAACAGTTTTTTTCGCTGATGCTAATGTTTTACCACTTATCGCTGTTTCTGCTATTTTTTCTAAATCTCCTTCTTCTACATCTCTAGATAATACATCATCTAGATATTTTACGCCCATACTAGCAGCAAGATTGTAACCATCACACATTATAGTAGGGGGAACACCTTGACTGAGTAGATTTTCAGAATCAGCGAGCATTTGACCTGCTAACACTACTGTGCTTGTTGTGCCATCATAACACAGACTTTCCTGTGTTTTACTAATGTCAATTATCATTTTCGCAGCAGGGTGTGCTGATTCTACCTCACGAAGTATTGTAGCACCATCGTTAGTTATTATTGTGCTACCTGAAGCATCTACCAACATCTTATCTCTCCCACGTGGACCTAATGTTGTGCGCACTGTGTTGACTATAGCACGCGCTGCACGAATGTTACTATGTAAAGGGTCTATTGCGTTATCAGACATTATTCTTCACCTTCCATACCAACGGTGCGTGCTTCAGCATCAGAATCTAATTCATCTTCATCGTAAAAAGGCCAACCCACATTGATTGCTATTTGATTCGCCATTCTTTGTATATCGCTTAAAGCCCCGCCTTGAGTTAGCGCTGTCAGCAACCTATGTATACCTGCTTTCAATTTTATTTCTTCATTTATATCCATTTTTTACCACTCCAATTCTACTTCTTTTATATCGCCTGTTTCTCTACATCTAGATTTCAGCATGTTATTTTCACGCCCCATCTGATATAGGTCATAGGTGAGTTGTGCATCTTTAAGACAATATTCCGCTACTTCGTTGAATTTACCTGCTCTCCATGCAAGAGGGGCATCTTCACTAGCCATTAGTTTGTCTGTGTTTAAATTATGTTTTGCTAAATCTCCTAGAGATGTTAATAATTTACCATATGATAATGATGCCTTAGCAAATAATACCTTGGTGTCTATTATAGAGTCGCTTTTACCTAACACATCACCAGCAGCCCAACAGTCTAGCGAGTCACGTATAACAGGTAAATCAAATTTAATGATGTTATGCCCCAAAATTTTGCCACCTTTCTCTATGTGTGCGCTTAAGAAATCACCTAGAATCTCAGGGTGTAGAGGATGTAATGTGGCACCTTCAACTTCTATGGTGTCTTCCTTGCTGAATATAGTAGCATTCTCTCCATCCCATGTAGCAATTACACTAGGCTCAAATAAAGATAGATTACCCCACCCTCCGATTTCCCACGAATAGTTGCTTGTCTCAATGTCTAGTGATAATATATCAGTCATTCTAAATCCTCCTTCATTCGGATAAAGACTACTCTACCGTCTTTTGCTGTGTTGAACAAATTCTCTCCCCATTTCTCAAAGTTATTGTATGCGCTTCCTCGTGAACAATCATTCTGTGTTTCATACGCTTTAATAACCTTGGTCTTGGCTTTCCAACCATCACCTCTTTTCCCTAATTCTATACTCTCCACGTTTTGATAGGCCAAAGTCCACTTGCCTCTCATAGCGCCTTTCTCTTGTGCTTTAGGGCCAATGTCTACTTCATCTTCCAACCAAAGTATTAGATTCTTGAATATATCGAATAATATATCTTTAGACATATCTACATGCTCTCCTGTAACAGCCCAAGAGTTATCCATCATAGCCATGTGAGTTGCAAAAATTAATGTGTTGTTTTCCATAGCAGGGACGAAAGATGAGACTACTTCCATAATAGCAGGGTTGAGCCCTTGAAGTAGACTATAGTAATCGTCTATTGCATCTCTAAGCGCAGGATAAAATGTCTCTTCTTCAGGATAGAACATAACAGTCATGACTTCTTGCACGAGTTCTTCCTGTTCATGACGTGTCATACCGTCCCACACAACGAAGGGGGTCTCAGTTAATTCTAATACACGGTTTCTTAATCTCTTGTCTAGGTCTATGAAATGCTTAGTAACATCATCATAACTAACGCTCAGTTTAGGCATTTTTTTGTATGCGCTTTCTGCTCTTATCATACTGACATTCTTACGACGTTCTGTGCTCCAATGACTCCAATACAATAAAACTCTTTGAAATATTCCCTTAGTCAATACATATTCTTTAACTCCGCTTGGAGGATAGGTTGTAATCCACAAAGACACCATAGATTCAGTTTCAATTCTACCTGTCTTAGTGTGTTTCACTAGAATGTTATTGTTTGAACCAACAGGATTGCAAGCCGACTGTAAATATAGAACAGTCTCCATTGAGTGTCTATTAGGATTTAGTATAATACTACCTTCATCAAAGTTTAATGCTTTTCTTCCTGCTAACATACCTTCTTTCAAGATTGGTGTTTTATTACCATCTTCGTCTTCTTCCATTTCAAAACCACCAATTAGACCCGCATCGGTGCCCGTTGTATACATATCAGAAGGCACACCTATGTCTCTTAGAACATCTCCAATAAATTCCCATGCAATAGATTTACCTGTCCTAGAAGATTGAATCCAAAAGACGTGATTCCTAGTATCAAGATGCGATGAACCCCAAGGTATGCGCACATATGGCACTGATACTTGTCCTTGTATAAAGAAAAAGGATAGCATACCGGGTATGTCGTTATCTATAGATGTTTGATTAAAATGCTCTATAAAACCCTTGAATATGGGGAATTTTTTCGCCGCTTGATATTGGTCTGCTCTTCTCATAATTTGACCCCTGCATGGGTCAGTATATTATTGTTATGTATATACATATAATTGAAACATTGAAATAATTAAGTGTCCTTTATATACTAATTTGATTATCTTCTAATCCTTCTTTCTACGAATACAGGCTCTTCTTCTGTTAGAACTTTTATGATTCTACTTCTCATCACATCCCCAAGACCCTTCACCATTCTCAATGACTCAGGAAAAAGCATTTCTTGTATTGAGCCACATTCTTCTAGTATTCTTTCTCCTATTTCTTTTCCTATACCGGGTATTGCGATTAACACGTCTAATCTTACATCGTTTGTGCTTACTCTTCTTATTGCTCTAGCACCATGACTAGAAGCAGGTTTGTGCAACTTATCGTGTAATTTCACTATGAACATGGCTGCTTCGGAATGGTTTTCTGTAAAAAATACTTGACATTCAAAATCAGCCATTATTCTTGCTATTGTGCCCATTAGTTCATTTTGCACCCTAGAATATGTTGTTTTACGTCCTGAATTTTTTGCCATAGATACATATTTAGAGATTGAACCATGAACTACTAGAAAAAATCTTGGGTAGTTGGCATCCATATTGTCTAACTGTCTCCATAAATGCCCGCTATGGCTTGAAAGAAACAAGTCGTTGATGCTCTTTGCTTCAATACATGCCTCACCTAGAAGATAATCTCCAACCATTAGTGCTTTTCTAATAACTGTTAAACCTTCTTTTTCTGCTTTTCTAATAACTGACTCACAAAGTGAACCTCTCTCGTTGCTATCTATGATTAAATCGGGCTTAGGCATCATTACACATCCACATATGCACTTTGCAATACTGTGCATCTTTATACTTTCTTAATTTGCATCTTACGCCTTTAGAAGTAATACCTACACATTGTTCTTCCTCTATAGGGTGTCTTAAACAACTTACGCATAGATTTGTATTCGTCTTCATTCTAGATGTATGGTTTCTAGTACCTAACTTGGTTTTGCATATTCTACATCTTCCACTCATAGAATGTCCTCCGCTGTGCCGTCATAGTATCTACATACGCCTGTGCAAAGACCCTCATTAATCAAAGTCTTACAGGTAGACAAAGAATAACCTCCTTCCACTACGCTTGTAACTTGGGTTCTAGTTATATCTTCATCAAAATCCACCCAACCTTGTTGAGAACACAAATTTACAATTTTTTCTATGTGTTCTTTCTTAGCATCGTCTTTTACTGTGTTGGGGTGAAAGAACCACCTGTGTCTTGCTGCTAAATAATTCGCTAAGTGAAAACGTGCCTTGTGTGTTGGATTACCTTCACCCAAAGCGGCCTGAACTAAACATGGTAAAATCAGTATTTTATCATAAGATACATCAGGTAAGTTTACCAATTTTCTGTTCTTTTTGAACATTGCTTTTCTTTTCTTAGGCATTACGAATGTTATAGGTGTGCTACCGTGTTTGATATAACCCTCTCTAGAATCTTGTGCTAGGTCTAATAATTCATAATGGTCTAATGACATTATTTCATCTGTATTCAAAGGTATAGACCAACAACCTCTTCTCATATTATAGGAGTTGGGTATTCTTATCATGCCCGCTGTGTCGAAAGCCACAGTAGGGTCATTACAAGATATGTTCAACTCTTTATGCCATACATTTATCATTTGTTTACCACCATCTTTAATTCTAGTAACTTCAAAACCGTTGCTAGGCATCAATGTTTCAGACAAACTCACGTATATATGAAAACCTCCACCGCTAAACCACACATAGTGCTGTATATCGTTTAGAATGAAGTGTTGATGGAGTCTTTTTACTTGTTCGTGCATAAACGAAAACTCTACATCAACTTGTTTATTTCTAAAATCTTTACAATCAAAATCCATTACAAAATGTCTTATTATGGGTGTATTGTAATCTACGCGGTGATGTTTAGGTGGTGTAGTTCCTCTATAACCATATGCTGTAAAGTATATATTACCAATACCGTTTTTACCACCCCAATACTTTTCTAGTTCTTTGGCGTTGTTAACTATACGCCTGTAACCTTTTTGACCGTTCGCACCTATTTCTAATACCTCTCTAGGGTAATCCATGTGCACGAAACTCATGGGTTTATCCCCTGATAATTTTAAGATACTTCTCAATCGCTTCGTTGCCAATGATTTCTGCTGCAAATTTGCCTTTTTCGACAAAATATACAGGATTTATCGCTACATCGAAAGCGGAATAGCCCCCACCATCCAATGTTTCCTGAAAACCATTTACGACTCTTAATCTATCGCCTTTGACTCCCATATTAGACAAATACACATTTACTCGCGGTAATTCATCATACAACATAATGTTTTCACTCATCACTCTTTTGTTTATCCAATTTTCTGTTTCTTCTATTTTTTGTTTCATGTTTTTTATTTTCATTTATTGTTCCTCCGTATTTATTAGGAAATCTTCTTCTTTATTGTGAGCAGGGCACATATGCACAAAATCACACCAAGCACACTGCACACTTAAGCACCTGCACCACTTACTACACGTTTCTTTATGAATCGGTTGAAAGTCATGTTCTATATGTGCTTTTAGTAATTTTTTCATTTTTGTATCTAAAGATTTCTTAGCATATCTTGCTTTGGTTTTAGTTTCTTCAATACACCATTCTGCTCCATCGCCATTGTTCACTTGTCCATAGGGATATTCCCAAGCCCAATGCGTCACAGGTAGAAATTCACTACGTTGCGCTTGCACTATCATGTTCATGTAAAAATACATCTCTAATCTCATTGAAGAAAATTTGTAAGGTGCATTCTTCCATTTACCTGTTTTAAGTTCCATCAAGACAAACCCACCATCACCATCGCTAAATATTGTATCGACATAACCTTTCAAATGCACATTATACATTTCGCCATTATATTCTACGTCTTGGGTAGCGTGTATCTCAACCTCGTTGCCTACAGGAGGCCATGTGTTGATATCGCCATTTTGATGGCACACAAGCAATCTAGCCCATTGCCATTCAATCCATTGGTCTATCGCAGTTTGTTCGCTGTGTCTATAACCTTCTTCAGGATAAGGTAGTATGCTCCTAAGAGAATCTTTAGCCAAAGCGTTTTTACCATCATCAAGGTGTTTTTCTATATCTTTTAGAACATCATCTATTTTATCCCAAAAATATTCTACAACATTGTGCACATTGGTTCCTCTAACCATAGGTTCTGTTTCGCTGCTTTTGTGTCCCAACACATATTGTAAATAGTATTTATACGGACACCAATCATGAGCACCAATTGTGGATTTAGTCATCCTTAATTTGTTACCTTCAGCGGGCCAATTGTAAGAACTTTCATTATACGAAGCCATTAACTCTTCATCTTTGAAATCTGATGATTCTGTAAATGTTTTATCGTTTGGATTAAATTTGTATAATTTCATGTTGCTTTCTCCATTTTTATATCATCAAGTAGATTATCAATTTCAATATCTTGTTCGCTTGTTGCTCCGCAATCATCACATCGCATTTCTAAAATTATCCAACCTTTATCAACAGCCTTGTCGGGGTATCTCCAACCTTCACAATAACTATTTTCATGTTCGCAATCATCAGGCACACCATCTAGGTGCGCATGGTCTGCTGCTGTCATTCCATCAGGGTAGTTGCTACTCATACCTCTTCCTCCTGTAATAGTACATATGTAACATCAGCATTACATGACGAACAAGTTAGTGTGGCTACTATACCTTCTCCTTCATATCCATATTCTTCGGCATTGAAATCCGCACCCCAAATCAATTTTCCATCACATAACCAACAAGTATCGCCCATTCTCATTCCTCCAACATTATCAACTTCTGCAAATAAATTGCTAAGTCCAAAGCCTCTTCCTGTGCATGAATTAACCATGCCTTTCTTGTCAAATCAACTCTTTCCATTGTTGTATTATACTTACGTTCACCTGTTTCTGCTCTTGCTTCTATCTTTTTTATTACTATATCTTCTATTTCACTCATTTTATCACCAATATTTCTTAGGCACTTTGTCACCACATGGATAGCCTAAATCCCATTCTAACACATCGTAAATAGGTTTTATCTTTGCTTTGATAAACTTATCAACCATTGTGTGGTAGTCGATTATGAAGCCATCAATTTCATCTTCTGAACGAAATGAGACTATGTTTGTTTGTGGTAGACCTTCGGGCACAGCACTAACATGAATCCATTGTGCACTATCTTGAACCCTTATAGGGTCATTAGTGGACAAATGTTCATTGTAATATAAAGCACCTTTAGCAGCATTAGGTGGCACTCTATCGTATGTTTCTTTACCCAATCTACCGTATGGTGCAAGTTCCGAAGGTGTAAACTCTCCGTTGATTAACGATAACGATATGGGTCTTATCAAAGCATTAATCTCATCTTCTTCAGCACCTGTGGATATCTTATGAAAAATTATTTCTTGTATCTCTTTAGTAATTGGACTTGCGTTGGCTGCTTTCTGTTCAAAACCTGTTACTTTTAGGTAGCCTTTTTTATTTTCAGGCCATGTGATAATACCAAAGTTTCTATTTTTAGCATCGGTAGTGAACCAATAATCAAAGAATGCCTCAAATTCTACGTCTATATTTGGTAGGTTTAGTTGTGTGCGCACAGTTTCATTAAGATGTGCTACTAAATCTTCTACTTTGTCTAATGAGACTTGCACGTAGCAAGAATCAGTGTGTCCTGCTAATACTTTGAATCCTTCACGTTCACTTTCGGCCATAAGGAGACCAATAGACTCTCTACCCATAGATGTGATTGCCGCCCCAACATCAGGGTCGGTCCACATGCCACCCACTTTAGATTGTGATAGATAGCCATACAAAGCATTGGTATTGACCTTAACAGCCAATTGAAGCATCTCATATCCTAATCTCTCATCTTCCGTAGAAGCATCATTCATTAATTTCTTGTATGTCTTTCTTAGTTCCAATAGGTCTTCTACGATTCTTGGTAACACACCTTTTGTTGTTGTGTCCCAACAAGAACCATCAGGGAACACCCTAATACCTTCACCGGGTTTGTCTCTTTTGGTGGTAGGACACAAATTTCCATCGACAATTATTCTTGGATATAGGCTTGCGAAATCCAACAAGGCTACACCTTCCCATCTTCCTGCTTGGGTTTTTAATACATTAGCCGCCCTCAATTTATCTCTATTGTATCTATATGACGTTGGGGCTTTCAAGTCTGTGTATCTACCAAACAACCCTCTAGCGTAATTAGATACATTGTGTGTGCTCTTCCACTGAACGCCACAAAATTGTTGCATGGCTATGAAGAACGGTATTGCATTGAGTTTTTCGCTACACTGACGCAATAGCGTAGTGTCTCTCAAACAATAATCTATGAATAAGTCTGTGTGAGTATACCACCAAGTCAACACATCCAATTTATTGCCTTCGCTGTCTTCTGATAGTTTACCTTCAAATTTTAATTCTTTAGCAATTGTGTCTAGTTTTCTATTAGGAAAACTACCGTTGCCTGATTTCATCCATAGAGTTTCAAAACCGCTACCCATACTACCTTTAGCAGCGCTATCAAAAATTAATCTACCCGTTATAGGTTGTTGTGTTTCTTTGTAGCCTTTTTTGAAGTGCGGCCTCACAACATCATTCAAAGGGCTTAATCTATCAGGATTTTCTAGTCTTTTAATCATGTGTGGGAGGTCAGCCCAAGCAATTGCATGTGCCATTAGTATATCAGGGTCGCAATCATCTAAATGTTCTAAGAAACCATTGTGCATAGTTCCTTCATCCCCATACAATCTAAGTTCATAGCCGCCTTCTCTATCAATCCATTTAGTCTCCATAGCAGTCTCTATGGTTTTCTTACGCCATTCCACATTGGATTCTTCAGTCCATGCGAAAACAACAGGATGTTCAGCGTGTGTATCATCAATAGCCATAACTGTAGTAAATTGGCTTTTCACATCCCATTCTAAATCAAAATACCATACACGAGGGTGAAACTCAGGCAACTTCTTTGGGTATAAGTTTGCTAAAACTTGGTCTTCATAAGGCATGTCTGCCTCATAAGTGCGTATCATTTCCTTAATTTGTCTGAGGTGCATTGGATTATCCACACTTATCTTGAATAAATCCATACCATCTTTACCCTTAGCCAATTCCTGATGATGATATCTTACGCCTCTAATCATCCTAGAGACCCTCATTTTACTTCTTTCAGAAGTATTAACGGGAGCCCAACAATATGGCCTTACATAACCATCTTCATCGGGGTGTATAGTGCGTATGTCTAGTGTACCATTCTTGTGCGTAGGTATAGACTAGGTTGTTCATCCATATCGAACCCATCAGGGAAGTAATAATCTACAATCATCTAAGCCACGTCTTGGTCTAAGACGATGATAGTACGTTCCCACCCTTCGCCGCTTTGCTCAATGGCTAAGACCATTGAATCCCCACAGTGAATTGTAGAGTCTACGTTACCATCAAGCATGGTTAAACAACCCAAGAGCCAAGAACCGAAACTTGAGGAAGTTGTGTGGTTCGGTCCTTGAGCATCTTTTATTTCTGTGTTACATATAATTGAAGTTCCGCCTGTTTTGAATGCGTGTAAGATTAACTCTTTTTCCTCGGCATTAGACTTGATTAAGAACTCCGAATTAACACTTAATGACTTAGCAATCTTAGCCCCGTCTATTAAATCACCAAAGTTCACTGTACCATGTGTAGTGAATGTACCTCTACCAAAACCTATCCATTGTCCTTTACGAGAATTCTCTACGAGTGATGACATTGTAGGCGCTAGTTGTGCGCTCTTGCAATTCAACAGGGGTATTGTCATTTTTTTATTATTGCACTTTAACGATAATTTAGATACACTTTGTTGCACCGTTACATCCCCTTTACAATTTTTCAAAAAGGTCAATGTCTTTTTCATATCAGTTATAGTCAAGTTTCCACCTCTCTTTACAGAATTTTCATGCGTTACCTTGTAGTGTACGTAATATGTGCTGTGCGCAGCGTGATATTCTATAGTGCTAGGAGCACTAGCGTTTATCACCACATCGGTGATGTTTTCACCTAATGATGACAATAAATTTACCCATACCTTAGAGTCTAATATCACTTTAGTCATAGTATCACAGGATGCCTTCATCGAGTTCTTTTAAGCCATACCACACAGGATTCTTACCTACTTCTGTAACTAATAAAGTACGCCTTTGGCCTTGTAGTGAAGCATCTGTCTTAGACTTCTCATACGTTGCTGTGAATCTTTGTTGTGTTAGAAGACCATCTTCGTTTCTTACATCTTCTCTTTCAAAATGTATTATCTGAAAGACTAAAGCACCTGTGGTCTTTTCCCATGCGGGTCTCCAACCTGACAAACCTAAGTTTCTATCATCGGTCTGATTAGATTGTGTTAGATGTGTCTCTAAGAACACTTTAACGCCTCTCTTTACAAGACCCGAACATAGAGTAGTCAATTGGTGAAAACGATTTTTTCGTATACTCCAATCCCATTGAAACTCTACACGTTTAGCATCAGCACCAATGCCCCTATTATCCGACGCACTAATACCATCCTTCGCTAATCCGAGGTCAAATATGCGCATGTTGTTAATACAAATTGCATCATATTGGTCTAACCCCGTTACTATCAAACCCCACAAATTTTCATGGTTCTTTACAGCATACTGCAAAATTCTCATTATACGATTATGTGTCTCAGGGAAGTTTACAGCAGTCCTATCTTCTTGCATGTATACATATGGTTCCCAACAACGTATACCATCTAAGTCGCTGTGGAAAGCACTCTTGTTGGCTAACAACCCACCATCGAAATCGAGTCCCCAAAATTCTTTCGGAGTGATGCCTTCTGCTATACACTTTTCAACATAGATACGATAAGCAGCAGTTGTTACTGCACTCTTACCTGTATTTTCGTGCCCTACCAAGGCTGTAAATGTGTGCCCTGTTTGGTTGTTCATAATAGACATTTCTGCTTCTAAAGCAGCAAACGGGTCTTTCCTAGCGTGTGGAGGTGCGGCCTCATCAGCCAACTGCTCTTGCATTTCTTTAGTTTTACCAAAGCCAGCCATTATTTCTCATCCTCGTTTGTAATGTTGTCTTCTGCTTCCTGTAAAGTAGCATTGGTTTGTGCGACATTGTTCTGTAGTTTCCTCGTAGATGTTAGAACTTCGTTAGCGAATGTTTCCATAAGAGTAATCATCAATTGCTGTCTTCCGTTCACAGCACTCAATTGGTCAAGTTTTGTTTGTGCTTCCACCTGTAAAGCGTTGTATGCTTTAACCATTTCATTTGCTTGAAATTCCAAGTCTAATACTTTATCTTCTAATTCTTTCTTTGTAGCCATCAATCTCACCTCACTCAAATTGCGCGGTGCTGCTGTTGCCGCCTGTCGCTCTTGGTCTTGCTCTTCTTGGGTCCACATATATACCAAACACCGTTAGTTTAGGAATTTCTGTATTGTCTCTCATCATCATACCTATACGTCCAAAGACGTATACTGTTGAACGCTCGGCATACTCAAACATTTCACCGTTGACACCTGTGTAATTGAAAGGGTGTGTTAAATCATGAACAGCACTACCTATGTTACACATAACTTCAGAACCTGCACCTTGACCATACATACTTTGTAAACCACTAGATGATAAAGACATACTGTATTGCCTGTTGTTTTGGTCGTATTCTGTTTCTCTTGCTTCAGTAGACAGACGATTTACAGTTCCCCGTGTAAACACCAAGGGACCTATTCTACCTTGACCATCACCGGTTTGGAAAGTGCGCAATCCATCATGATAAGCGTCTGTAAGGTCTTCTATTGATACAGCGTATTCATGCATGTCTTTGGATGTCCATAGTTTAGAAGGCATAAGTAAAGGTCTTACCGACTCATCAACGAACTCATCTGTGTAGTTAATAGTGTCCATGAAACCTTCGTATGTATCAAGTATATCTTGACGGTATTCGGTAGCATTCTCTTTAGGTGGCCTAGCGTTTATCACACAAGGGTGCCCTACTTTTATGGCACGTTCTGAATCATCACCTTTCAGGTCTACTCGCCAAATCTTTATCTCTCCATCATCAACAAATGCTTCTTGCTCATTACCTAAGAAATAAGCATATCTTCCGTCAACGTCTGTTGTGTAAGGTTTACCTTGTCTACTCACAAAGCAAATGTAATCTCCGCCACCTACGTGTATACCCATTTCCGGTGTTTCACTAGATGGTTGTGCTGTTGAAATCACACCATGTTCTGCTGTGTTAATAGTCCATAAACCATTAACTGCAACATAATGCCCTGCGCCTTTAGCCATGGCTTGGTTAGCATCGCTTCTATATTCTCTAACTAACCAACTTTGTAGTCCTGTGCCTCTATTCGCTTTCTTTGCGTCTACTCCGATAAATTGTCCTACATAGGTAGTGTTGTTACTACCACCGGTTGTGCCTTTTCTTAACACAATAAAACATTGTTCAGCCCAATCTACAAGCAAGTCATCGTCTTCATCAAACCAATTATCGCAATCATAATTTTCTTTTATGTAGTTCTTGTAAAAATCTATGACCTTACTTATATGCTCGCCTGTTCTTTCTGCATGTTTGCTAAGTCTATCCATAACCTCAGTCGGCATTGGTTTAGCCTGTGCTGCTAGGTTAGGTTGCATGTTCTTCGTTTGCGTGAAAGGGTTTTGCTTACCCTCGTTCGTTTCATCGTTCATCATATTATTCATATTTCTTTCATTCATTTATTTTTCACTTCCTTTCTAATTCGTGCAACTAAATAGTCACAGAAGGAATAATCATCTTGAGGCCAAGTGTATATATTGACCATAATATCACCGTAAGCACACATGATATCGAAAAGAACAGGTTGTGTAAGAGATGCATTGTATTCTCTCCTTATGTGTTTGTAAAAGGTTCCCGTCACATGACGGAGAGGCATCCCTTCATCCAACAGTCCATGTAGTTTGCTCCTTAATTTCATCCATTCGCCTTGTATCGCTATGGCACCCAAGTTCTCAACTTCTAATGCTACGATACTTGAAATTCTTTCTTCTAAAGAATTCTCATCATGAGGTAAACTCTCTAGTAGATTCAAACAGGCTCTCATATCCCCATTCATGACTTCTACCAAAGTAGGTATGTGAAATTGCCATTCAAATAAGACCTGCCTACTAACGTCAAAAGCAACAAGAACATCCCAAAGTCTAGCAGAACCTTCATCCGGTGTTATTGGTTTGAAGGTGTATGTGCGACAACGGGAACGTATAGCAGGTCTTATTTTTTCTAATTCATTACCTGTGAGTATGACTAATACATTGGAACTGTATGTTTCAATTAGTTGTCTCATGGCATCTTGTGCCGAGGACGTAAGACCATCAGCCTCGTCTATTAAGACAATCTTCCTATCTACACCTACAGGTTTTGTCCTTAGTAACGTCTTTAATTCTGTACGCACAAAATCTATACCCCTATCATCAGAACCATTGGTTTCAAAGAAATTAAAATCATTATTATGTTCACCAAGCATCTCATTAGCAATTACACGCGCTGTGCTTGTCTTACCTGTGCCGGGTGGTCCTACGAACAACAAAGCAGTAGGCCATGTGTTGCTTGCTTTCCAATGACTGACATCTTGAACCAAATCCCTTTGTCCAACAATGTCTGTAATGACTTTCGGCCTTGCTATTTCACTCCACATGATATAATATTAATTACTTCTTTATATACCAAAATTTTTCTTTTATATACTAAAGTATGTCATTCTCATATTTTTCAGTCCAAAGCAAAAATTCTTCCCAATCGCTAGGCATCGGATTTGCTATATACCAAATAGCGTTTTGATAACCTTCAAAATCTCCTAAAAGATGCCAGCAATCTAAGGAATCACAAGTCTTTTTAATCCAAATCAAAATCTTTTCTATATCTTTCCTACTTGAGTAAGTGGTTTTGTTATCTTTATTTAATAAAGTGTGTAACATATCTGACGTGTCATGAAAAAATTCACATCTAATGCGAAAACCTGTAACAGTATCACCTTTAGTTACGTATGTTTTCCATTTTAACCCGTTTAATAGAGCACCTACTTCCATCCAATAGACATCATTAGACATTATAGAACCCCCACATCTGCTATTTGCATGACATCAGTTATACCCAATTCATTGTTAAAACCATAGAATTTACTGTGTTGAAATTCCATGTTGCTGAAAGATGGTGATGTAATTTCTACAATTATGCACTTATCATCAGGGATTTGTGTTTTCATATCGCTTAAAGATAACATATTCATTTTATGCTTCTTCATTTCTGTATGAAACATACCTACTTTGTTGCCTTCTTTTATGGTAGTGCTACCAACGGAAAAGAAATCTGTGCCATCAAGTGCTTCGTAGCCTATCTCTACTTCTGCGCCCTTGATATGATACCATGCTAACTTCAAAGGGTGTATGTGTTGATTTAATACCATTAGATAACCACCAACATCATTTGGTTTATATGGTTCCATAGAAGGAAAACGTATAGTGTTGTCATGCGACATTCCCTCTATCTTACTCCAAGAAGGTATAGGATATAGGTAAGCAACATCATGGAAAGGTAAATCCATCATTGTCCCTAAATGTTGTAGTCTGTCTCTTAGGTTTAGTTCAGGTTGTTTAAAGAAAAAGCAATCGTATGCTGTGCCTGTAGTATTCATTTCGACTACGCACTTATCATCTTCGTAAATTTTACGATTGCCCTTTCCTTCAATGACCTGATAGAAACCACCGTTATATTCTGACAAGGATATACCGTCTTTCCAAGAAAGCATCTTTCTAGGTGTGTAAATTATGAATTCTTCATTAACAAATTCTTTTGGATTATGTAACATGGTGTGAAACGCTTCGCGCAAGTTGATGTTGTTGATGCTATCTTTTGTGAGAACTATCATATTCTCGGTAACACCGTTGCGTACAGCGTTTCTTAAGAAAGTAATCTTTGATATTTTTTGTCTTGCTCCTAACACATTACGCCAAAATAACCTCGCTTCTACTTGATTCATTTCTTTTGCACAATCTAACCATGTAACTTCGCCATATACTTCATCATCAGATGTGAAGGCTAACGTCATAGCAACTGCTTTTTGTAAAGACCACCCCTTACCTTTGTGCGATGACTCGCTAACTAAGTGCTCGATGAGGCTTTCTTTTGATTTTCCTACAACATCTATTACAACTTCGTTGTATATACCGTGTAATTTACCTATGTGTGTTATCATTTTCGCATAAGACCATCTGTTAAGCCCTTCTCCAAATAAAAGTGGAATGATTGATAATGCATCCTCGTTAGATGATTTTTTAATTAACCTCTCCATGTATGATTTCTTACCATAACCGTATACTTCGTGCGCACTAGCCAAATCAGAATAAGATATTTTCATAGAAAAACCTGCCATCTGTTTGGTCTAGGGTGTGTGGCTACCCCGTAGTATTCTTTAGTTAATTCTAAAACTCTTAACATAGTTATGCCTGTTTTGTATTTTTTACCCATGAGATAAATACAATCTAACATTAAACTACTGTTAGACCTTCTACAATCCCAATCTTCGTGTCTGCTTATTCTATGGTATAACCTAATACCCTCCATAACCTGCTTAGGTTTTAGTCCAAAAAGTAGCCCCAATTCATACCCTGCGTTGTCTATATCAGACATCACCGACTCTCCTTGCCAAATCTTGTGCTCTCTCCTGTAACACATTACTTGTTTGTGAATCTCTTAACACATCTGTGGCTGCTTGCATAGCATCTACACCACCGAACTTATCATACGACTGTGCTATCTCTTCTTCTGATAAGTTGTTATACACGTAAGGCATTTTTTCTTGAAATGTATCTAGTTCACTCACGGTGTTTCCAAAGCGACCACCTTTTGGCTCTCCTTGCGCTCTAAATGCACCCGCACCTCCTACATCAACATAGGTAAGGGAACCATCAGGTCTGCGTAGCACGTTATCCAATTCTCGCCCTAACACATCCCAATTTGCTATCAAAGCATGTGGCACTACATCTTCTCTTAGTTTGGATGAATCAAGGTGAGGAAGAATAGGTTTAGCACCTTCTTCAAAATCAGTTATCATAGTCGGGCGACCAAATTCTTCTGTCATCTCAGCATTAGGTACTCCAACACCAAGTTCATGTAAATAACGGTTCATATCATACTCATTATTGATGTGTGCTTCGGGATTTCCGCTTTGGAAAGCACCTCTTTTCACAACAACTCTTTTACCATTAGGTAGTGTTCTTAACATCGCTCCTGTAGAGCCTCTTAATCGAACTTCTTCCTTAAGAAACGACCATGCTTTTTCGATAGAACTCATTCAAAATACCCTCCTATTATCAAGTCTAGTAAGTTAGTGTCACCCGATGGTTCTATTTTATGTTTACGAGGTACACAAGATTTACACCTCACTCTCAATCTACCACGCCCACTTTGTATGAAGTTTTTATTACATTTTACACAGGTATAATTTCTAATTACTTTCTGTTCTTTGATTAATTTCTGACACGCTTGGCATGTTTTTCTATCTCTACCCTTGATTTTTTGCTCAAATTCCCGACCACAACTTACACACTCATAAGTGCGCTTTATAAGTGTGGATTTACACTTATTTTTCTTCATGTGTAATTCTCCCTTCTATTCTATTTTTGAAGGTGGTATCAATGGTGTGTAAAGGAATTATTTTTACGTTAAGTAAAGAATCGCCACTACGTTCAGTCCAAGTCATATCAGATAAACGCTCGATTATGTCTTTCACATGCGTTATGTTCTTTCCATTGTTCTTCATCCAATCATCGGCATTTTGTGCATTCATCACCGCTTCAGCAATACGATTGTATGCTGCTATACCCAAAGGTCCGATTCTATCTTCTTCGTTTGGGACTAACATACCGACTATCATATCCAACAAGACACTCATTTGTAACTTAGGGGAAACTTTGTGTGGCACTCTTTGCCTGACTGAACTGCACTTTCTGTAACCATACCCTTGTGTTTTTCCCCCTAGATTGTCTTTATCTGTTGTAATGATGACAGATGCGCCTGTGTTCATATCTTGGATGTATAAACGTGGATTTGAAAAATATTCTTCATCATTGTCGTGTATTGCTTTTTCTTTTTTGGTTAAGATGCTTGCAATTTTAGATAGTGCTTTACCTGAGCCATCTGTCCATTCATCGTTCATTAGAACCACCTCGTACTATCTTTCCATATCTGCTATTGTTACCTGCCCCATTATATTCTCTTCCACAAATCCTACACTTGGGTTCGCCCAAAACTTTAGGGTGATTTAATCCACACAATCTAACTTCTTCACTATCCATTTTTCAACCTCTTTATTTCTTCTTTCTTTTTTCTAGCACATCTAGCACAATTCTTAATCCATGGGCTTATCGAAGTATTAATCACCTTTCTTTTGCATGTGATACAAGACCTGTAGTTTTCAGGTTTTAGTTTCATCTTTCGCTTCACTCCTTTCATTAATTTCTCTTTCTTCTTTCGCTTTGTTAATCGCCATATTCAAAGCAGTTAGCATTTCTTCTGCTTGCTCAATTGATACACGGAAACCATGTCTAGTGTGTGTCTTTTCTCCATCGTTTCTGTGCATGTTGTGTATTCTCATGTCAATCCACATTCTGTTATAATATTCTACGGTGGTGAGAACCACATGTCCTTTACCGTCTTTCCACTTCCCTTCCATGCTTACAGTGCGCCATATTTCACTCATTCAATCACCTCTTCACATTCTTTACATACACCGTTCAACTTGTTTATGTCCTCTAACAGATAAACACGTCTGCAACTTAAGCAATAGGCTGCATTTGGGAATCTCTTTGCTGCATGAGTTTTCTGTTCTATTGCTTCAAAATAATTAGGGTAGCGAATATGACCCAAAGCCCCGTTGTGTAAATCACTCATTCAACCACTTCCCATGTTACTCTTTACTTCTTTAATGTCCATTCCATACTCAGGATGCTCTTCAGGTAAATGCTTACTTCTTTTCTCCATCATGTTAGAAATCACCTTAACGATGTTGCTCGCTGCTTTGTTAAATCTTTGTTCAGCCACCTTATCATTAGAAGGCACACCAATCATTCTAATCCCATCAATGGTTTCATGAAAAGTTCCCTCTACCCTTGTAACCATTATTGCTTTCAGTATCTCATACTCAGCGTGTTTTACACTCTTGAATCTCATTCAATCATCTCCTTCCATGTCTCCGGTATACCTAATCCTTGCTCAAGTGCTTTCATCAGTTCAACATGCTCGTAACCACGATGAATCATTTCATCCAAAGTTGAAAGAACATCGTGTTGCTTCTTGTTCTCTTCACGCAACCGCTTGACTACTTCCATCAAACACTCAGTATAGAGTCTCTTATCGGTAGTCATTTCATTTAAACTCCCCTCTAAGTAATCCAATGCCTGTTCGATAGAATTGTGGAAGGTCATAATCTCTCCCTTATTATTCATAACCTTTTGAGTTACTATATTGTATTTGTCAATCATTCAATCAACTCTTCACCAATAGATTTCAACCATTCATTATAGTCATGGAACTCTCCATTGGAGTCCAAACCCATAATGTATTCAAGCGCCAAATCCAATCTGTAATAGGCAGCGTGTGTTCTCTTGCTCATGTCCCAAAACTTGTAAAATCGGTTGGCCTTTTTCGCCAAGTAATCAATAATTTCTCGGTGTTCTTCGTCAAATACCGCTATCGTTTCAGTACCCTCATCTGTGGATTTGAACAGCGTAACTGCGCCATCCAAGTCATCAATATGATACGTTTCTTCCTTCATTCTTGCATCACCTTCTCGCTACATTTCTTACATGTTCTTTTGTCTCTATATGTACGCCATATTGGACCGTAAGAACCACACGTAGTACAAGTTTCTATTGTCCACTTACTCATGCTGTCACCTTCTTCAACCCATAATACCCTTCACCGTTATACACTAAACCAACATATTCACAGTAGCATTCTTCAGTACAGAACCCCCTAGTCCCAACAGGTAAATCTTCCACTTCGTATATGTATTCTCCATTACAATTAGCACATTCATTCATGGTCGCTCATCTCCATACGCTGTGTATATCTCTCGCCAAACATTGGCACACATTACTGCGAACTTGCTGTTCTTTATCGACCTCTTGAAATTACCATATTCCATGTCATCTATGTAGTTGTAAAGCACTCCTACAAATTCGCCCTTCGATAGATTTAATCTGAAAGGATAATCTGCATTCTTAAGTACATAGATATTTTCATCTCCGAAGGTATCTGTTATGTGTTTTCTTCTTCTAGCACGTATCAACACATGTTCATCTAAGTCTCTATGGTTTACCACACTAAAGAATCCGTTTGATAGAAACAACCACATTCACTCTTCCTCCTGTTCACAGTAAGCAATCATAGCACTACAAGCCCAATTTGGAATGCTTGTGTTCATACCTTCTAACCATAAAGAATTAGTTTTTACAGTCGGCCCACTATTGTATGTAATTGTATTGTTGGAGTTCCTCAACGCATATGGGTTGTGTGCATCCTCACTTTCCATGTGTTTATCTATCAACTCTTCGTTAAACGGGGTAGTCCAATAGATAAAGAAACGGTCAATCGCTTCCCCATTGGGTAGTTTATCCATTGTCACCCCACAAACATCTACACGCATTCTTTCATTCATTTTCATTTTCTTAGTAGGCATATATTCCTTATGCTCTTTTCTTATTTCTCTTTTTCTTCCATACCATGTATAATCTATCCCATGTCTCATTTTTCCTCACCTCTTTTATTCCATTCATTCATTTACTTTTGCTCCTTCGCTTGTTTGTTACACAATATCTCTATCATTTTGCTTTGTTTTTCCATTATCTCTATCATTTTATCCATTCTCCTTTCTATGTTGTTATATCTCGCATTCATTTTTCCTTCATTCATCTTTACTCATCTCCACTCCACTTTTTATCATTCTCTTTAGGTGGCCTAGACGGTATTCGGTAGCATTCTCCGCAATTTGCTGCACATAATCTTCAAGATACCACTCAGGCATCTTTGGTTTTTCACCACAATTCTCGCAAACCATATCACCCAAGACTACACTATCTAACACGTAATCATCCATAATTATTTTTCCATCTACATTAAAAACGATATAATTTCTACGTTGGAAATCTTCGTTTGCTTCTTTTGTTAACGACCACCTTATATTGCTACACCCGCAACTAGCACCCTGATTATAGTTAGTATCTCGACCTTTCCAATCACAAAAGCATTCAGTGAAAAACTCTACTTCCGCTTCACCCCTGTGTTCTTCTACCCGTATTTTCTGTTGTCTTTCTTCATCTGTTAAAGATGCAAACGCTTTCATTTCTTTTAACAACATTCACTCTTCCTCCGTTAAACGCTCATCTAGTTCTTCAAGTTCTAACTCCTTCGCTTCTATTTGCTTCTCTAGTTCTTCATGAGCATCCCATATGTCAGCCGAGCCGTGTGTTGTTAGATACAACCCGAAATCACTAGAGATTTCACCAGCCGCTTCTTGATAAGATGCAGCATCACTCAATGTTCTCCTACAATCATACATATGTGATAACTCTCTTTCCATATCTTTGTATGGTTGCCATCTCTTCCGTTTTCTTTCTTGCGCTTCATATTCTTTCAATTTTTCCAATTTTTCTTTTATCTCTTCGTTCATCTTCATTCTTCTTCCCCCTGTTCTAATTTTACATCTATGGCAACTACGCCCCACATCCATGGTGGTATCTTTACACCGTGTTGTTCTTTACCCAAAACAGTAAAGTTTTCTGATACATAACCTGCTTCTATTTTATCACAGATTTCTTGCCTTGTTAATCCTCTATACCTTACTCCACCTGTATCACACAAGTGAAGTCTTTCAGTGCCAAACATTGTCATAAAATCTTCAGGCACAACTTTTACTTCTTCACCACTAGGTGATGTCAGTGTGTATGTCCATATTTCTAACTCCTGTGTTTCACCATCTTCACTCAGAATCTCCTGTGTTTCTTGGTGTATAGGATATACGTCAGTTATATCTGATTCTTTCAAAGGGTAGCCGCTTTCAAACTTCCAACTTTGCACAACAACTTCTTTGTGTCTTTCTGTTATCTCTTCAATCTCATCGTCATTATTTGGTGGGTCATCCCACTTGACATCAGGTAGTTCTGCATAGGTGTAACCTATCTCAAACAACAAACTGTGTAATCCCTTTAGTGCTTCAATCACAGCAGGATGTTTTACAGCCTGTATTAGAGTGAATTCTCTCTCATCACTTTTCATCACAAGGAA